TTGCTACAGTTTGTTCATAAGTAGCTTGTGCGCGCGCCGATTCATATTCATAATCTAAAATCTCACCAATGTTTGCTTCACCCCTATCTGCAAGTGGCGCTGAACACAAATTTCTTACATAGTTACTAAAGTGAGCCTCCATGACCATACGGTCGGCAGCTTCCCGGCCGGCATCGGTATTAGCAAATGCACCAACCGCCCCAGCATTGGCAGAACCGGCGTCGTTTCCACGAGGTATATCCTCTGGTTTTCCGCCTTGGTTTATATATTCGGTGTAGTTGCTGCCAACATCGCCAGCTGTGGTGTATGATATTGTTATTGCTTTTTTACAGTTTGCTGAAAAGTTATACTTCTGCACCACACTGGAAACATTGCTTTTTGTCCACTCTTCCTGGGAGTTTCCTGGTTGATCTTCCCAGTCTTCCCATGCTTGCCTAATTTCTTCTTGATTACTCATTTAGTAAACTCCAAGGATCATCAACGCTTGTTCTAGATCCAAAGGTATGGAAATAGCATCCCCTGGCAAGATGTCTGCTTCAGTTGGATAGCCGTTGTACCACGCAATAATCCACCAATAATCAGCGTTACCATAATATTTGTGAGCCAAATTGTAATATCTATCACCGTATGTCCAAATGTATCCTGTCGTGCTAATTGCGGCTCTTTCTAAAACCGTAGGGTTCTTGAGTATTGGTGTTTCTTGATGTCTTATGTTTTTAAGATTTCCCCTCTTTTTTCTTAAAAAGCTGTAAAATTCTGTGTCGTTATCAATAATTTCTGTTTTTGTATATCGCGATGCCATATTCTAATCCTATCTAATCCAAGACACACTTTTTTCACTCAGTGTGCCGGCGGCCTCTGAGGCTTCGGCGCGCGCTGATGCCACATCATCTGCAGTAGCGTTTTCGTTAAGCCGACCATCCTCACCTATAACAGCCATAGCTCCAGCATAATAGGCGGCCTTGTTTCTATCTTTTATGCCAAACCTGAGTGCACTGCCGTCGCCGGCTGCAGCATTTTTTGTTTCGCCTAATCTCCTTTGAACATGTTTACCCCACATGTTTAAGTCTCCGTTGGCGTTTAAAAAATGAGATTTTGCAATATCTTTGGCCGCCTGAAGTTGTTGATTAGCTCTTTCTTCTTCTCTTAGCCTAGCAAGATCTGCGCTGTATGTCTGAGCAGCGTTTCGATATGCAGCGTTTGTATCAGCATAGTTCAGCGGTTTCGAGCCTTTTATATCTGCGCCATACGGGAAGTTTTCTGCACTAAAGTCACCTTCGTCGTCCCAGCCTAAATGAACTTCGTGAATCACTTTAAAGTCTACTGTTACTTCTATGGCTTTTGGAATTATTGTACCTGGGGCAGTTGCAAAAACACCTATGTCAGGGTTATCTATGTTATGTTGTATCGCGACATTTGTAACCGCACCTAAAAGACCCTTGCCAAGTCCAGCAAGCCCATCTTCATCACGATGATTGGCATAAGTGCCACCAAAACTTTGTTCTTGTGGTAAATTTTGTTTGACTAAGTTCATAACTTTTAATCGAATAAGAGGGGACTGTGAAATTGTCAGTGCATTATCGGCATTTGAGTAGTTTGGATAAAGAAACGACACTAGCCTCTGCACTCTTCCCAGATTTTCAAAACCTTCACCTTCGGTTGCTGCGGGAACAACAAATGAAATTGTTATGCTCCTGGTTGTTTGTTTAAACATGCGAATTGGATCAACACGACCATATACTGGCTCTTCGGACCAATCGCTAACATAAGATTCGTTAAATGCCGTAATAAATGCCTTGAACGCTGTACTTTTTTCGCTAGGTACATGCTGAAACTCTATAATCTGTTTGTGTGTATTAGCAAGATTATCCGATCCATCTATAATATATGCACTAGTGCGGCCAATATTGTCCCAAACACCTTCGGTTCCAACTGTGCCAAGCTCAGACAGTCTCTGCATAGTTGGAGTTTTGGACATTCTTGCAATATCAAAAAATTTTTCATCATACTCATCAGACATAATTATATTAATTCCTTAATCATTTAGCCTTGCAACTCAGACGCTATGTAGGCACCCTCAGCGTTCTTGCTTAAAGTAACTACCTTCTTATCAAAAAGTTCATTATCAAAAGTTATTTCAATAGTGCCAATAACCCCACCTTGTTGCCCTGTGCTAGCTGTGGCTGCAGCCGACGCAGTAGAACGAACGGCTGTTCGGCTCGTTTCAGCTATTATCTCTGCAGTCATCGCTGTTTGTTTTAAGACAGCTTCGAATACAGTGCTCTTTTTAACTGGAATTCCATCCATAGCTTTGGCAATTGCTCTGATTTCAGATGCTACTTTTGCCATATCGGAAGCTGATGTGTTGGCTAGCGATTCTGTGAAGAGTGCAATTGCTTCCAGATCTTTCGTAGCTATTCTTTTCAACACAAATGCCAGAAGCCCCATTCCGCCGGCCATGGCTACAAAGCCAAGCCCCGCAATAACCAAACCAGCTGAGCCGGCTGCAGCGGCTACAACTAATCCGATTAATGCTGTAATCTTGGTGGGATCAGTAGCGGTAAACAATGTTGATATGCCCTCGGCCATATAACCTACACCAGCAGCAGCAATACCTATACCAGCACCGATAAGTGCAACAGCGCCACCAAATGCTAGCAGTGGTCCTGCTGAGGCGCCGGCTACCATAGCAAAAATACCTAAAACAATTGCTAGTCCACCCATCGTTAGCCCTAAAGTTATCATGACATTATTAAGGCCCTCCATTTGTTCAACACTAAGTTGTTTAAATGAATCTGCCATCATTGACACGCCGGCGCCAGCAAAATACACTGCGGCCCCAAATCCCGCTAGCGCCACTCCAATAGCAGCAATAGACGCTGCTGTTCCAAACGCCGAAGCCGGGCTTGCGCCCGCAGGCATCGAAGCAAGTAACGCTTTGCGATTTGCATTCAATTTGATGTTGGTAAGCACCACTTTGTTTTGGGCGGCAAGCGCTACTGTTTGTGCTTTAGTTTGTACTATCTCCTTGCCACCTTGCGCTAGCGTTATAACTGCATTTGTAGCCCTAAACATTTGAATAGCGCGCCAGCCGGCCCAAATTAAATTTAACGATTGCAAAACACCAGCAAAAAAGAGTATCTGTTTTCCGTTTTCTTGCAAAAATGAGGCTAATTCGCTAAGCTTGAGCGCAAAATATTCTACTTGGGGCGCGCTCTGAAGAAAGATAGACTGAAGTTTTTCTTGAATTGTCATAAGAGTTTTGGCGCGTTCGGCCTGCTCTTGATAATCTTTTGAAGTCTGATTGGTAGCGCCACCTAAAGCATCCATGTTACCGGATAGCATTAGTGCCAAATCTCCGACATCACTTAAGCCAAGTGAATTCGTATAAAATTGTTTTTGGTAGTAGGACATTGTATCAAAAGTAAGTCCCGTATCCAAAATAGCATCACGAATCATATTAAAACGCTCTGCTGGGTCAGTCGCCATCATAAGATCCATGGCATTTACAAAGTTGCCACCAAGTGCGGCGTTCAGTTGCCCTGCTTGCTCAGCCGCTCCCTCGAATGTATCAAACTTATTAGTAATTGCCAAGACCTTGCTCATTTCCATGCCAGTAATCTTAGAGATCCTTGCTAATTCTTTGAAAGCTTTTCCGCCCTGAGTACCAAATTTAGCTAATTCAGGGCCCATTTGTGCAAATTGTGCTGAAAGCTGTGATGGGGCAACTCCGAGGGCCTCTGCGGTCGAAGCTATCTCGGTTGCAAACCCCTCGGCAGCGTTAACGCCCATACCCAACATTTTTGTAGAAGTTTGGATACCTTTGGAGAAATCCTCGGTTGAGACGCCATATGCTTCTTGCATCATTGTAGCTGTACTTGCTAATTGTTTTTGTTGGGCCGGCAACAACATTGTAAAATCAGTGAAATTCGTGATCAAATCACCCATGCCCTTAGTAAGCTCTTCCATGGAGACGCCCAAAGTTGCTTGTTCGCCATATATGTCTCCAAGCATCCCTCTGTATTCGGTACCAACCGCGAACTGGGTCTCAAAGGCCTTTGAAGATTCATCAAAAGCCGTTATCATACCAGTAAAGCCGTCAATAAATTTGCCTGTTAGAAAACCTCCCAGCTTTTGAAACCCTACATTCAGTTGGCCAAGGACCATTGTTGGATTTTGAAAACTTAGGGCCATTTTAGCGGCCGCTTTTTCGGCAGCCTGGACAAGAGAGGTGGTTTGTCTCATGTCTTTGTTCATTTCTTTTTGAACATCTAAAATAGTTTCTTGCTTATCAAGCATATCTTGATATTTAGCATTGGCTTTTAGCAACTCATCTGCGTTGTCAGCGCCGGATCTTATAAGCTCTTGGTTTAATTTAATCTGCTCTCTGAGCATCTCAACGCCAACCTCTCTTTTGAGTAGGTTGCCATCGATAGTGTTACCAATATTTTCAAGCTTCTGACGATAAGCTTCTAGATCAATCAATGTCTGAGCTAAAACTTGAGCACTTTTATTTTGAGTTTGAAGATAGGCGGTTAATAGCTGTTGTCTTTCTTTGTCATAATCAAGGCCTTGTTGCTTGGCCTGATTAAGTTGCTCTAACTCTTCTCTTAATTTTTGAATCTGGTCTGGGGTAAGATCAGCCATTTATTAGGGCCCTCGTATCAATACTACAATAATTAGTTATTAAGAAAAAAAGCACGATCCCTAAGAATCGTGCTTTTTAATCCGTTCTGCTAGCTCGGTAGGCATTTTTGGTTGATTGAATGCTGACAGGTCTTGAGAATTCGAGGATGCTCTACCTTTGGAGGCATTTTCAGCAGCTTCATTCTCTGATTTTATTTGAAAAGTTAATCTTTTAACAAACCAGTTTCTTAGCCCAACTGGTAAATTGTAGGCTTCTGCAAATGACCAGCCACCAGAATATTTTAGGAAGAAGAAGTGCTCATACACATTCTCCATATACTCACCGGTCAGGCCAAAAAAAGTCCGCGGTGAGCGGCACCTCCATATCTTGTTCGTGACCACATTCTTGACACTCAAAATACTGTGTCATGTCGATATTGGGAGTAACTTCTTTGTAGCATGTTCTTAAGTGGCGAGCGTCAATTGATGGAATGTTATCAATTAAATACTCAACTGCTTGAGGGCTCTGATCACCGTTAACTGACACTACCATTGTTCTAATTAAGTCAGTTACAGCTTGTTCCGATTTCTTTCTTTTTCTAGCGTTTTCTGCTCGGGTCAACATTCCCTTCTCATCCATTCCATCCAAAAGTCGAAAGCCAACCTGGACACCCGTTCTTGGCAGTGTTGTTTCGAATATTCCATTGCCCTTGTCAGTAATTTCCAAAGCAGGCGAAATGTTTCCAGTATGAACTGTGGCGTCATTTAGATTAAAGGAATACTCCTGAACTACGCCGCAAGATGGGCAGGTTACTTTGGTATCATAGTCGGTACCATATCCAGAAGATCTAGCAGCAATCAGTATTGCATTACGATCGCCTACCAGCAGTGTGTCAGAATTAATACTTTTATCGACTATAAGACTTTGGATGACTCTATCAATCGCAACACCATTCTTAAGAAGAGTTCTTGATGTAAGAATATCTTCCTCTTTGGCGGTCATCTGCTTAATTTCGATAGTTGTTTGTCCGTGGAGTGGGTGGTTTTCGGAATAAAACCGGCCATTTGATGGCAGTTCTACAAACTCAGTCGGAACGACAAACGCAAATCCCGGATTTTGTTGTAGAGCCTGTGGTGGGGTCGAATTATTTTCTGGAGCGCTCGTCCCCAAACGATCTCTATTGCGTGACAATATGCACCTCTATGTTGTTATTTATGCGTTAAAGAATGACGACTGACCACTACCGGCAGCAGCTTTACCCTTTGTTTCGAGTCTAGCCCAGTCGTACTTAATTGTAACAGAAAGCTCAGTAAGGTCATCATTTCCATACTCTAGACTATCACCATATTTAACTTCTGTTAAGAAAGAATTCCACAATGTCCATGTCTCAAGCGGATTTCCGTCAGCATCAAGTTGTGTAATAAGGACAGTACCCAGTGCAGATGCAGATTTGGCTTTAGAAATTGAAGCCATGTCATTTGCATCAGAAGGAGGAGCGTACCCTGCAGCCTCTACAATAGCAGACAAAGTAGCAGCCATGTCTGGATCGGTTGGATCGACCATGGTAACTGTAATATCGTTCCATGTTACATTTCCGGGATAATAAAAAGTGTGATTTAAATACTTATGCTCCGCGGAATTGATGGCGAACGATGGCTTGGTTGCTGACTTAGCATACCAAAGCTTAGCACCGCCTTGTGCTGCTTGAATTCCTTGAAATTCAACAGTAAATCTAAAATTTCTTTTTGGATCGTTAAGGCCTTGACCATCTCCAAAGTTTTCTGACCAGAATGGCATTTGTTGGGTACTCCTGTTAATATACTCTAAATTTAATTAGTGGGTCGGGGGGAAATCCCCCCTCATTTATTCGATTAGTCGTCGAATGATGCACCAGTTGAGGCAACCACGAAGTCAATCGCGATGTACTCAATTGCGCGGGCTGGCTTGACCATAATCTTGGCATACATGATGTTTTGATCAATCAAGTCAGCAGTTGTTGTAGTCTCGTCGAGAATCAGTCTGTAGTCGGTAATACCGAACTGAACCTTGACATTTGCAAGGAACGGCTCGACAAGCGACTTGAAACGGTTCCAAGTTGACTGTACATTTTGTTCGAACAGAACTTGAGTAGAGAGAATGGAGATTTGCTTCTTCAAGTAAATGACCAGTCTTCTAACATTGATTCTGTCGAGTGCCGATTGGCGCTCTTGAAGGGTCTTTTGTCCAAAGACCACGATTCCGCTAGATGGGAACGAGGCGATTGGGTTGATGTTAGCTTCGTAAAGCTTGTCTCTTTCCTTAGAGGTTAATCTCTCGGAAACATTTGCTACAGGGATGCCTGCAGCGCCGTCCGAAAGGCCACCGCGGTTAAATCCGGCTGGAGCAAACCAAAGGTGAGAAGCAGCTTGTGAGCTAGCTAAGACACCCATCATTGCGACGGATGGTGGAATCCAGACAGCACGACCAGTAGCCTGGTCTCTAGTTTGAACCCATGGGTAGAATGTGGCGCCATAAGACGAATCAATTCTTCTATCCTTCAGCGAGGTAGCAGCAGAGTTAACGCCAACACCAAGTCTATCCTTCTTACTAGCCTTATAAGCTTCGTGCTGTGGGTAGTAAAGATTCGGAAGGTCGATAAGGGCCATCGCATCACCGCGGTCTTCGCAGATGTCGATTGCATGATTAGTGAGGGTCTCGTTGGTAATACCAGCAACACTTAACAAGTTCATGTTAACCTCTTCTGGGTCGGCAACTGTGTCGATTGCTCTCTTCAGCGTGTAGAACGGTGAAGAATTTAAGTCAGTAGCGGATGTCATGCCTGCGTTGTACACTGGGTCGGGAAGCTTAACATCCCAGCCGTCAAACCCGCCAAAGAATGGTGCAGTAAATCTATCGTAGCCGGCCTGAAGCAATGTCTTGTATGTTGCTCCGCCAGTGATCGTAGCTGCCGTTCCATTCTTGTATGAACCAGACTCGTAGAAGTAGCCTCCGCCATACTGACGAATGTCATTCATAGTAAACACATAGGCTGCCGCGGCTCCGTCAATAGAGCCTGACATTCCAAGATCAACCGTATCAAGCAGTCGTGCGTCAAGCATACTGTGTACATCTCCCATGCTCAAGTCGGCACGAGTAGATGTAGAGGTTCTTGTGTTTTGGAATCCAAAGTATGCGTTCTTTTGATCGGCAATCCCGCCGTCAGATGAAGAGTGCCTTAATCTAGCAACTGGGAATTTCAGTTGCCCGAGGGCACCCGAAGGGCCATAGGACGCATCCCCCGATTCAACTTGAAGCAGGAAAAACCCGCCGTTGTAAAGACCATCATTTCTCCAATGGATCATGTCGGTTGGATCACTCGGGCGCGCTGCCTCATTAGCCATGTTTACATCATTATATTTAGGAGGTCCAAAGTATCCGAAGGGCAACAAGAGTGGGTTTGCTCCACCATCTTCGACATTCGACTCTAATTGAACATAGACATATTTGGATTGATTTGCGTAATCTCCATAAGTCTTTACTCTTCTCTCGGATTCACTCCACTCACGATATGTGTCGCCAATTCTGCGGCCAATGAAGTTTGGACTTCCTGGATCTAAGTTAAGGTTATCAAATCGCTCAAGAACTTGAACCTTGTTATCGGTATCATTCAGAGAGCGAAGGACAACCGAGAAGGTACCATAATCAGTGGTAGTGGATTGAGATGCTCTAATTTTTTCAATTGAAACTTTAACATTCTTGTGTAACCACTCGCCATGTCCTCGGCCTTTTAAGCGGAACAACTTTGGCGCCAACTCAACATTAAAGGCACCTGCGTCTCCATCAAGATCTTGGCCGATAAACCAACCTGAGCGACCTTCCTGATGTGAAACTCGCTTGTTACCTGGGCCTGTACCGGCTGATGAACTGGCTGCTAATGGTAAAATAGCTGCGAGTGTGTTCGCACCAACAAGGGAATCATCGCGCACTTCTTGCTCGTATGTTTCACCGAGCCAGTAGTTTTCAAAAGAAGCGGCGGCATAGAACTTGCCAGACTCAGAAGCTAATTGCGGGTTTGTGTTGAAGCGCTTTCTAATGAAAGTCTCCTTGCTGTCATCAAAAGAAAATTGAATCTTTTTGTCAATATCAGTACCAGTAATCTGTACAGTAAACAAATCTTTGCTTGAGCCCGCACCCTCGATAACATGACCAATAGCCGATGTAGTTGCAGCACCTGTAGGCCCCCAAAGTGTTCCTGAAAGCGCAATTGCTGAACCCGAGTCAAGGTACCAAATAGCTGCTAGTGTTCCGGTAAGTTGTGCCGCACCGGCTCCGTTACTGATATAGGCGCCAGAACTTAGGGCGGCAGTGTCGGCATAAGCTGCACTTGGGAATAAGAACAGGCCATAAGCACCACCGTTATCTCCCAAAGCTGCTGCGGGGTCATTGGTTGTTTCCCAGCCAGCGGTGCCTGCAGTGGTGGCATTGTCAGAATCTTCACCAAGCAAACGAATATAAGTAAGAGGGGCTACATTAGACACCAAAAATGCTTTTGCTGCGTAGGTTCCGTACATTGGAGACTGCAAGTTTCCGTCTCTGGAAACATCGCCACCGATTCCGCCTGGAACAGTGTCTCCAAATAATTCAACAAACTCTGAATAAGATTGAACTTTTGTGGGCTGCATCGCCGGGCCTCTACGCGCGCGACCGATGACCACAGGGCCGATTGCCTCGGCAGATCTCGGGATGAAAGAATTATCAATCTCGTTGATAAACACTCCCGGAGATACAAATTTAAAACTTTTAACTGACATGTTTCGTTTCCCTCGTTATATAATGGTATTAATTGATGCCTCAATCATACTTTAAATAGTGTTATCGACTTCTAAAGGATACCCTGATATCAATAAAAGCGTGTTTTCAGTTCCTGAACTCAATTATCGTCGCTAAACAAAGTGGTATTTCCGGCGGGTACCGTCGATTCTTGAGGAAATTGATACTCTACTGTGTTCTCATCCACTCTGACAATTGGGCGATCATCATTGGGCCCCTCACCAATTAAGTAGCCCAAGGCTCGTATTGTGATCTCTGTTTGAAATTCTCGTATGTCTTCCCCTAAAGAGGCCACATTGTTTGAGTGGGAGAAATTTTGATCTATAAAGATCTCATATGAATGTCCGTTTCTCTTGAGGGATAAAGCGTTTATTTGTCCAGTTCTAGCGATAAATGGTGTAACTAAGGTGTTCATCTGCTGCTGATATTCTGTTTTTATCAAAATCTTATAATCGACATTTACATAGACAGGGATCGGTATTGATACTGTTTGTATTACAATCTTCTTGTTCACTCGTGGGTAAAATCGCTGCAGCTTGCCATCGTTGTTTGTTCTTGTGCCGGCTGCAATTGCAAAGTTCTGAGTCTTATCAGGAACTATTTTTTTAGCTATAACAAACCGACCAGAGCGGCCATTTTTATCAGTGGAATAATAGTGTGCTTGGAATGAGCCCTTTTTCTCTGGGTCTTTGGTGATTCCTGTTCTTTCAATGCTGATTAAAGGCAACTTTAATGCGTCATTGTCGTCTCTTAGTTCTTTTTTGTTTTTGACCTGATATGCTCGCTCTGGCGCTTGCCATAAAACTGGAACTTTTGTATATCCTTCGTTAGTTCTGCAACTTAATTCTAAATCTTCTTTCAGCCATGATGTGATAACATAATCTATATCTTCTATCGTAGACGAATACATTCCCACTTCCTTTAATGAGAAAGAAGTAGAACCGCTAGGTATCATTGCAAAATCAAAATTATCAGGTAGCATCAAAAAGTCCCTTTCTTGCACGCTTGCAGGTGGCCGAGATCTCAAAGTCTTGATCAGTTTGTCCAAACAAAAGTCTGGATTCGACTAATTTTACAATTTCATAGTAATTATCGTTATACAAAACAAAGTCGCCTTCTCTGACATACATATTCTGGTCTTCTTCAAGCCTTCTTCTGTGAAAATGTACTAATATTTCCCATGACTTATCGACACCAAAGCCGTCCATATAAGAAGTAGAAAAGTCTGTGTATTCAACCAGAGCATAAATTCGTATTGGTGGTAGGAAAGTTTTTTCTACAGCCTCACCATACAGATCGTGAAACTGTGTATTTTCTAAGTCAATTGAGTAATATAATATTTGTTGGCCGATGACCTTTTCGATAAGTTCATCGTTTACTTGCTTTACAAGATCTCGCTCTTTCTTCCCCAAAAAGAGAGGAGGAGGCGGTGCATTTGATTTCTTCCATTCATCAGCCATATCTTATTTACCCTACGAATATGCCCAATGGCGAAACTTTCAATACATTTGTAGCGGCATCGGTTACTTCTTGGTCTGCCTTAGCCAGCGCTGGGTATTCAAGCTCTTTGAGCATTTCACGCAACTTATCTTTTAGTGCGGTTTGTTCTTCTTTTGCTTGCGATAACAATTCAGAATGATTTAGTGTAACACTTTCGCCAGGGATCGGCATTGTGGTAAACTTACCACGAATCTGTCCAAGCATCTCCTTACACAATGCTAATGAATATTTTCTGATCCACTGTTTGCCCATAGAGTTAATATTTTCGTATGGTATATTATCGAATGGCACTGTGTTAATGTTATTTACGCCTTCGACTCCACTATCATAAGAGCCGGTAGCATATGGCTCTAAGTCTACATGGAACTTTACCCATATTCTTTCATTAAGTCCATCCATACCCCAATCTTGAGGTGTAGGGTATAATCTTAACTTATTGTTGATTAATTCATATGAATAATGTGATGTTCTTGTGTAAATTGAATCCTCATACATCATGGCTTGTAATTTGTTTTGCCATGTTGGGATAATCTCAAATGTAGAATCATCTGCAAATTGGCCGTATGTAGAGTAGTTGCCGACCACTCCGATGCCGCCATAGTAGCCGTAAAAGCGCCACATAGCACGAGGAGAAACATAATAGACTTTAGTCACTATAACTCTTTTATCTCCTACTTTTCCTGCATAATCAACTGCGTTACCGGCCACATCTACACCTGAGTCTGAGGCGCTTTGGATGATTTGTTGTATGTCATAATCTTGAACATTTTCTGCTGGCCTAAATGACGCCGAATAGCATGGAACTGTTCCGCCGAACCCAGCGGCAGAAGCACCGCCATCACCAACTCTTCGCGAATATCCAATAGTAAACCTAGGATATTTCAAGCTTGCACTTGTTGGTCCCGCTGTTATGCCACCTTTATGATCGAATGTTCCTGTCTGCGAACCAAGCACAGTTGATAAAACATTTTTGCCTTGATGCAAATTTATAATATAAGAGTATTCTAAAACTGCCTCTTCATATGCAGCATAAACATTAGCTGGTGTTAACTCAATATCTACGACATCCCCACCCAGCTTTTTATATGTGTAAGCTACTTGTGCAGATGCGCCACTTAAGAATTCTGTCGAATCATTGTAAACTCCGAAGGGTAACGATGCGGTTACTTTTGATGTGCTGCCGGTCGAAGTTAATACAATAGCACTTGTTTCTGATCTAGGATTAAGATTAGTTGGCATTTAATAAGGCTCCTCAAATTAAATAGTAATTTGACAAACAAAAGCCCCCTGCTTTCACAGGGGGCTTAATAAACAAATGTTTATATACTACTTTTCCTTAGAAGAAGCCTTTTTAGCGACCTTTTTGACAGCTTTTTTAGCTACCTTTTTGGCTGGCGCTGCTTTCTTCGCAGGAGCGGCCGCTGGTTGGGCGGCTCTTTCGCGCAAAGCTCTCTTTTTGATTATTACAGTTCTTTTAGACATGTATCGTATCTCCTAGAGGTCATCCGGCACGGCATAACCGTATAAGCGAAGGACTAACTTACCAGCGCTAAATGCGGTTGCATTACCTTGGTCGGTAGCAGGCAAGTGTGGGTGCGTTGAAGTTGCAAAGCCGTTGGTCAAGTAAAGATACTTGTTAGCCAATGCATTATCATCAATATCTGCAACAAAGTTCTTGCCAATAACAACATTTTCTCCGCCGGCAGCAATAAGTGATGTCATGCCAGCAGATGCCGAATACAGACCTTGGGAGCCGGTTCCATAAGAAACATCAATATCAGAACCTGTAACTCCGCCAACCGGTGATTCAACACAAATAAGCTCAGCTTCGGTAACAATACCATTTACAGCAGTTGTAATTTGTCCCAAGCTAGAACCAAGTGCGCCTGTGCCGATAATAGCATTAGCGGTAGCACATTGAATAAGTCCGCCACCTGGATACTTGGATGAACCAAGATCGATGGTAATCTCTGTTGTAATGAGGTTGCCATCACGGCTAACCTTTGTGTGTCCAATGGCTCCTGTCATGGAGTTGGACGGTGTGTTAGTATTAGATTGACCTTTCTTCTCAAGAGAATAAAGCCTCTTTCTTCCTAATCTTTTTCCCATAATATATTTCTCCTTATTATTATGTTATTGCAATAACCTGTCCTATTCAATGATTCTGCTTCAGCCACCTCGAAGCAGGATCTTTCTGTGGGCAGTGGCCTCGCCCAAAGGAGAATATTTCAAGTCATAATAAATAGTGCGTTCATTTACAAAAACGAAAATCTCAAAAATTTGCCGGCGAAAAATTTTAAGAGATCAACATTTTAAAAATAAAGCCCTCGTTTGAGGGCTTAAATTAATATTCCTTTAGCTACATTATAGATCGCTAAATGCTTCGTAACCATTTAATCTTAAAACAAACTTACCACCAGTATATTGAGCATTACCACTTCCGGTGTGAACCAAGTAAAGGTGCTGACCACCAACATCAGAGTCAATATCAAAAGTTTGATTTGCTCCAATTTCTTGAGCAGCAGGCGCTATAAGCTCAGTTCCCAAGCTTAAGTGGGCACCAGATGCAGTCAATGCGCTACCGCGGTAAAGGCCAACATGAACACCGCCGCCAGTTGGAGTCTCCAAACAAACTAATTCGCCATCGGTTACATAGCCATTAGAAGAGTTAGACAAGGTGATTACTTGTGCGTTAGATTCACTTTCCATACCAATTGCTCTGGGGCCTGAGCCACCAGTGCCTGTTGTTGGATAAGAATATGGGGCGCCCTTAGAAGATCCTAAATCAATTATAATTTCTGTTGTTATCAGTTGACCATCGCGGTGTTGGGTTTGGCTGCCGACTGCACCAGTAAGAGCTGTTCCTGTAGTTTTTGCTAACTTCTGACCTCTCTTCTCGGTGGAGTAAAGCCTTTTTCTTCCTAATCTTCTGTTCACGATAAATCTCCTTTATAAGCGTGTGTTATTAATGAATCGCATTAAGCTACAATATATAGTCTATAAAAAAACAAAAACCCCCCTGAAAACAGGGGGGCTTTAGATTTAGGTTAAGTTAACTCCTAGGAGCTTCCTTCCTCGCCAAGCAGGCCGCGAACGACAACCAGTCCATACATATCTGGACGAACCATCTTCTTGGCGTAGCGAGTCATCACGCCCTTACGGGGCACGAAGTCTTCTGGTCCAAAGATGGTTGGTGTAGTTTGCAGTGGCACATATGGCGCGTACACATATCCGCTTTCAAGGAAAGACGAACCGCGACGACCAACGAGGACTACATTGCGGAGGAAGTAAGGATCGACGATAACATCGAACTTCTTGCTCAGCGAGCCGACATTGACAGCACCGACAGAACCGGTCTCATCGTCATGAGTGACGGAAGCACGGAAGCCAGCGGTGAACTCAAGGATGTTGGCAACTTCAGGTCCGCAGACGATGAAGTTAGCACCACCACGCAGAGTCTTGCGGTGGATTGCAGCCGAAACATCGTTGATAGTCTCAACGAGAGTCTCGTACCACTCAGAGACGGTTCCTGTGAACTCAGGAGCAGCAGAAGCAGCACCAAGCTCATTACCGTTAGCGTCCACGAAAAGACCTGGAGCGCGAGACCAGTAACGAGTCGAAGCTGTGGAGCCGCGAACGAGGTCAGCAAGAATCTCACGATCAATTTCAAGAGCAATCTGCTCTGAAAGAATCGAGGTCAACTCAACTTCAGCATCAAGGTTGTGGTAGGCGTTAAGGTCTTGACCTAACTCCGGGGTCCACTTAGCCTTGAGCTTCTTGGTTTGAGCGGTAACAGCAATGCTGTCAACCTTGATGTCGATCTCTGGGATGCGAGCCTCACCTTCAAGTCCCCATGGTGTAGCACCAACGATAGAACCGAGAGCGGCGCTAGCATCGAAGTTATCACGCTGTGGCCAAGAGGCCTCACCAGCACCGATGAGTGTAGTACTTGACTTGCTTGTGTTACCTGCATCAATGCGTGCGGCGCGGGCAGTTACAACAAAACGAATTGCTGCTTTACCAGTTCCGGAAGCAGAAGCTGCAACAGGCTTAGTCAGACGACGAATTTGTGCGTCAGCATCGCCAGTAAGACCGTCGATAACATCATCCAAGGTCCCAAGAGCGGTCGAGCTAAGTTGGAAAGCACCCATGTTGTTGAGATCTAATCCATCAACGCCGGCAGCACCAGCAAGCTCAGCTTGGTCAACCTCAAAGACAACAGCACCGATAGAAGAATCGGTTACAGCAAGAAGATCAACATCAAAGTCAATGTGCTTCTTGTTTGCGTCAGTCACAGAACCATCAAGCAAGAATACTGCGTTAACAGTTGTGTGTGCTTGAGTGATAGCGCCGTCGTTGGAACCACTTGGGGAAGCGTAAGCGTAACCCATAACGGTGCGAGGACCAGATTGGTCACCCTTGTAGGTCTCACCCACAAGGTTCACACCACCAGTCACCTGTGAAGCGACTCGGTCGGTACCGTAGATTGACTTGTCTTCCGAGTTACCTAAACGAGGCATATCACCAGGCTCTGCCGAGAAGGTGAAATCAAGGAAGAAAATGAGACCGCTTGGCAGACTCATTGGCTGAACGGAAACGAGATCGTTTGCGATCAAACCTGCGAAAACGCGACGGACGATGGGGAACGCGACGGCTGCAAAGCCCTCAACATCACCACCAGCCATGCTGCTGCTCTCACGAAGAAGCTCTTTTGCTTGGTTTTCAAGCAGTCGAGCCATAGAATTTTTTTGTCGGTCATCACCAAGTCCTTCAAGAAGACCTGTGCGCTCCCACTTTGATAACAAAGCGTGACCTTCGGCGCGCATATCACGGTTGACAACACCTTCGGTCAACCTATCAATAATACCAGCCATTTTTAATACCTCCTGTTAATTGTATTTGCATCATTTGATGCCAGCTAGTCTCTTCAGCCTCTCTTGGAGAGGATCAGAGGGTGTGCTTTCCTGACGGGTAGCACGAATAACAGAAGAGCGCTTATTACCGATAGCTTCGCTCAGTGATTGTGGACTGCGCTTTGGCTTTGTCTCCACTGTGCTTTGAAGGGTCTCATAAATAACCTTCGCTTCTGTTACAGAACCAGCGTTAGAAATCGCTTCGGCAATCTTTTGTTTTTGCCGCTCATTCAGGGAGGTATTTCTCAGTACACGGTTCGTATAAAGCAAGCGAGCGTTGGAAAGATTTACATCATGTAAACTTTCTTTAAGCTCTTCGAGTACTTGCTTGTGTTGGGAAAGATGCTCGTTTAGTTGTTTATTTTCAAAAACTAACTCTTCTTGAGCCTTCTTTAAAGTTTCTAATTCTTCTTCCACATCTGTGCTTCGACGATGTGCTAATTCTTTTTCAATTTGATGAGTTTGATCTTCAGACGATCTTCCGGCCCAGCCGGCAAGGTCAGCACCCATATCTACAGTAAGTTTTTCCATGATGGCGTCTACGAGGGAATCTGTGTCGATGTCTTCGCTCGTAGTCTCACCTTCGCAATCTACATAATCGCATTTTTCTTTTCTGTTATTATCGTTTGTGTGGTCTCCATCATCGTCGTCTTTATCATCAGGAACACCATCGCCGTCGCGATCTTCGTCTAAAGAAATCTTTTCCATAATTGCATCGACAAGAGCATCAAAGTTAATTTCTTCTTCCATTCCCTTCATGGCTTTTTCATCTTGCTCTCCAGCCGCGGCGGTTTGGGCTGCTGCAGCCTCTCCTTCACCTGCGCTGCCAGAATCGCCGGCCATTTCTCCTGAGCCCTGCGGGTCCTCGTCATCATCTTCAGTAAGAGCAGCTAAATCTTCTTCCGTAATTTCTATTTCTTCGTTTTCTTCAAGCTCGTTCTCTAAGGCAGCAACCGCTTCCTGCAAGGCTTCAAGATCAATAGTTACGGGAACTTCTTCACCCTCTTCGTTCATGTTCTCAGGCATCTCGCCTTCTTCTTCAGAAAGATTATCAGTGGCAGCTAAAGGAATATTCTTGGCAACTTCTTCACTGCTTGTAGGTGCTTCGCCTTCCAGACCAAGTTCATCTTGTTCTAATAATTGGTCGAGGGTTTGTTTTACTTCATCGGAATATTTTTCAATGATAGTGGTTTCAGCACTTTTTAATGCTGATTCACGAAGCGCTTTCGCATCGATAATCGCTTCCTTGAGTAAGCTTGACATAAATTCATCTCCTAAAATGGGAATTGTTCAAAATAAATAGTGTTTTGTGGTGCAAAAGGAATAATTTACGAGCCGTTTGCATTTATAACCCACCATTTAACACCATCTGAGTGGAATGTTCTTGATGAGTAGTTTGATTTTAGCATGATTTCTTTAGTAAAATCAATAAGTTCGCCGTTTGTTTTAATTTTCGCGGCCCTAGCACTACGAATGTTGTATTTTTGATTTTCGTTGACTATAACTTTAACATTTATGACTCTTCCATAATTTTCTTTAGCGAGAGGCAATATGGCGAGAATATTATTGTTGCTAACATCCAACAAAACAGTATTATCGGTATCTTGTATATGATATTCAGAGTCAGTAATTGTCTTAATTGTTTTATAAAGCGCACCGTTAATCTCGGTCGTGCCATTAGATACCAATGAATTGCTGGCTTCAACATTTAGAGCTTTAGATTTACCTTTAACATTTAATATATTGTTACCAACATCAAAAGAAAGACTATCGCTCGCTGTAAAACTTTTATTACCCTTGAGTTGCACGGCATTTATTGAACCTGCGGCTTGTGGTGTTTTTATATTAATATAACCATCGTACAGGTTTTTGAATGTTGTGTGTCTTAAGTCTCCACGAGAACTGTCGAACATTAAAATGGTGTCATTGTCGCTTATATTTTGCCCACCGGTGGTGACACCTAGTGTACTTTGGGGATCTATTGTTACTTTTCCATTTCTAAAGGATAAAGCGCCATTAGGAGACAAATCTAGTGTAAGGCCATGTTCGGTTGCAGTAACCCCATTGGACTTTCTTATTCTTAATGTTCCGTTATAAGATTCTAGTTCGTTGGCGCAATCAACTCTGTCAGCATTTATCTTTCCAATTAAACTCTCTGCTGGAACATTTTTTAGCCCGTTACCATTACCAGAAATGTGTTTGAAAATAGCATTATCCGTGACAAGCGTTTTTCCATCAAAAGTAAGGTTATAGTGTGCTCTAGCAAGTTTGTCACCCTCATAAGTGACAATTCCTTTTTTAGTAGTTCCAGTTATTTTCTTAATCGCCACATTATTTTCAGTGGCACACGGGCTTTGAGCATCTGTGTCATAAAAAACACTTGCACTAATTGTGTTTTTAAATACTTTCACGCCGCTTATTTCTTGATCAGCATACTGATCTACGGAGCCTTCTACATTTCCTTTTAAAACATTATAAGCCATTTTGTTCCTCTCAAACATAAATAGATTATTTTTGTTTATTAAGCACATAAAAAAGGATGCCCCCACAAGGGAGGCATCCAGGAAATAAGAATCTTTCTTCTCGAAACAAAGTTTTGATTAGAAAATCTTGAAGAGGTTAGCAGCAACATACTTAAGTGAAACAGCAGCGTTTGGCGACTCAAGAACAATCGCGGTAAGACCATCGATAGTTTGAGAACCAGCTCTTGCAATTGTGACTTTTTTGCCAGGATCGACATTTGCCAACTTGACATGAAGCGTGTCACCAACCGCAAAGTTTGAGGAAGCTGGAAGCGTCCAGGTGCGGTTATCAGTAATTGTAGCACTAGCGTAGTTGAACGACTCAGTGAGAGTAGCATCGGCATCGCCAATTGCGTTAACAGCGCCACCATCAGTCACACTAAGTTGGCCGTTGAGAGCCGTAAGGCCTGTTCCTGCCATGGCAGCAACAAGGTCAGCAATGCTTTCCTTACGAGAAGCGTTGGAATCATCAGAGTCGATGATAGCAATGCTATCGTTAGCAACACTGACAGATGCAGCGGAAAGATCGTTGAGGTCAACTTGCATGTCGTTAGCGTTAATTGCTAAACCACCGTTAGTTGCGTTAGCAACGCCGATGACAGCCGAGGAAGCAGCGAGACCAGCACCAGCGAAAAGAGCAGCAAGATCATCAACAGTGTCAGCATGCATACCATCATCACCAGCATCACGGAAAGCAATTCTGTCACCAGAAGCAATTACTTCGTCAGTTAATTCGCTGAAGTCAAGAGAATATTGACCAGCTGCTGAAGCAAGACCAAGCCCAGCGGAGCTAGCGACTAAGTCAGCATATGACTCTTTCTTAGTTTCGCCAGTTGCGCCACCGTCAAGGAAGACGATGTAATCAGCAGACACATCAGCGGCTGCTTCAGTAGTTAAAGCAAGAGAATCCTTAGCCAAGCTATCAACACCGTAGCGCTTGATAGTTCCACCATCAGAGATTAAGAACTCGTCAGCAGCGTCAAGAGAACCTTGAGCTAACTCAGTTTGACCCGAGATAACATTGTCGTTAAGCATTCCGCTTTCAACAGCGTCAGCAGCGATGGTGAGAGCACCACCAGCAGCGATAGTAGCATCACCAGAAACAGCACTGAAGTATAAGTCGCGAAGATCGCCTGCAGCGTCGACTTTCATGAGGCCGTCAGAATCTTTGAAAAAGATACCGTCAGTTGCAGTTACGGCTGCGGTAGCAACACCGTCAAACTGAACTGTACCGCCAATTTTAAGGTCAGAAGAACCAGAAATCTCGCCATCATCACCAAGTGCAACTGCTGCAGCACCGGCTTGATCGAAGACGGTTATGTTACCTTCTTGATCCAATGCACCCGACATAATTGCGAGTTCGTTTTGAAATTTGTAAGCCATTTTTAAAAACCCTCCATTTATAGTTTTAATATATGGTTTATTTGAATAAGATAAACCTATCCAAATTTTACCCTTAGAATGACTAAGGGGTCGCTTATAATTAGATCATTAAACCAGTAAAAATTTCAGTAAATATAGTATTTGTCTGCGCCGTTGCAATAAAGTTGGACAGATGCATAAGGTGACTCCAAAACTATCGAATTTTTGCCGTCGATTGTTTGCGATCCGGAGGCTTGAATTGTGATATTATTTGTATTAGCAACGCCACCTTCGTCTTTTAAGACATAGGCTTGACCGTCACTCATTAGGCCAGCCGGTGGTAGTGTAACTGAAAGAGGGCCATTCGCACTATTAAGACCAATATAGTAATCACTTATAGATGCAGTTATGGAGGTGTTTGAAAATCTTCTCGATAATCTTAGTCCTCCGTCGATGGCCAATATGTTGTTTTGGAATGTAAGGTTCGATGAACCTGTAATATCTCCATCTGCGCCGTCATGAAGCTGAACAGAAAAGGCTGGTCCTGCGGCCGTGATATTATCAAAATTAATGTTTGTAAGTTGACTTCCATCTCCAACAAAAATTGATGCAGAGATACCAACACTAGCGGTAATATCGCCAACAACATTTAGTGTCCCACCATCAAAGGTGATATCAGCATCGCAACGAAGCGTGTTGGCATCTCCTCCGGTGTCAATGACCAAACCATTAGCAACAGGGTTTGCAACTCTTGGCACATTAACGACACTAGCACCATCAGAGGTGCTCAAATTACCTGACAAGACATTGGCCACCAATGAGCCACTAGCAGGCAAATAGTTTTGCGCTGCAATTAATGTACCTGATATAGCATTATAAGCCATCTATGTGCCTCCTTTATTAATTAGAAGACAAACCAGTTGGCACCATTTGAATATAAACTAATTGCTGGCATGGAGCCTGTCAGAACATAAGTCGAACCACCATCTATAAGGCCTGCGGCGGTATTCAGTGTGATGTTGTCTCCGCCACGACTAGCAACTAGTTCATCTTTTATCATTATAATGTTGCCAGACAGAGCTACTCCGACCGGACTAGGAAGCTGAATGTTTACTTGTCCTGTGGCCTGTACACCAAGAATGTACGCTGGATGACTAGCGGTATATGGAGAGCTTGTTACAGCGGTATATTCAACTGTTAGTTGTCTTAAATCTGTGCGGCCTGAAGTGTTAACATTTAGACTTACTTCATTGGCAGCATTTGCCACAGTCAGGCTACCAGTGCGGGCATGCACATCATCATTTGTGTTTCCAAAATATGTTGAGCCACTAGCATGAATAACAGAAACATCATCAATATGATACTGACTAGCACTGATTACACCATTAACTTGTAATGTGCCTGTTAATTGTAGAATCTGGTTATTCTGAAATGTTAAGTTTACTGAACCCGTCGAAATGCCGAGTCCAGATCCAGTCATGAACTGCAGCGATCCACTAGGGCCGGTAGAACCTCCACTACCAGCACTGTCGCTACAGTCTACATAGGCCCATCCAAATGCCATCTTTAACCAACTCCTGCTGAACCACTCCAACTGGTTCCAGCGCTTCCTGATGTTCTAACTGCTGGGATTGATGTCAGGCCTGCTACCACATCAACATTATTGCTGTTCCCGTGTAAGTGTATTTCTGACACCTTCAATTCTAGTCTAATAGATTGTGCGTCATTGGCTCCGCTTTGTGTTCCATTAAGTTGGAAATAATTAGCGCTACCGCCGGTGCCTAGTACACCGTTCTGCGAAAAACCTACCTTAACAGATCCTGTTCCATGGTTGATAACATATACCCAGCGAGTTACATATGGAAACTCCACTTCTTTTGGTGTGTCCACCACTAAGCTGCCAGTTGCATATGGGCGACCACTAGCTTGGTATGCAGGGGTGTGATTTAGGCCAGGATTTAAATTCTTATAAGTTGGCATTGTAAGACTCCTTAATTCTTAATTTACAATATAAATAGTCAGTTGTTTCTTCTATTGCGCCTTTCTTTGGCTCTAAGGCGTTTTTGCTCTTGGCGGGCTCGCAATCTTCTGGCTTTTTCACTCTTTTTTCTTTTCTTAACCGAAGGCTTTTCATGAAAACGACGATCACGAATTTCATCTAAAATTCTTTCTTTTTTTGTTTTCTTAATAAACCTGCGTATCATTCTTTCTACATTGCCGCGGCACTCTTTTGAAGTTACCTTAAAGTTGCATTGTTTTTTCATTTCATTGCCTTCCAGATTTGTGATGCGCCACCCATTAGTGAACTTATGTCTACGCCGGCGTCTGTTGGGCTTCCAAGGTCAACAGAGCCACCGGCGGCTTCTTTTTGGGCCGGTGCTGGCGTTGTCCCTTCAAATAAGTTAACTCCGTTGTATGCGTCGGTTCCGACAGCTTCCATCATCTTTTTTCTGTGTTGTTCGAGCTTTAGCTTCGTTTCTTTGTTTTTAATCTTTTGGTGTCGGATCTCTTCTTTGGCTGCGATAGGCTTGTTCTCAACAATTTGGTTTCCTTGCATTCCAATTGCCACTTCCGACACAATATTTGATAACAACCCTTCTTCTATAAGCACTTCGTTGATACACTCTTTGACTATGGGTTTAATTAATTTTTTTAAATCATTCTTTTTCATTAGTTTACCTATTTTTTATTTTAAGACTGTGTGCTCAGCAAAGCTCTGACTTCAGGCTTGTTGGCTGCTTTTTTAATATTAGAGCGGTTTTTGTTTCTTGAAGCATCAACTTCTTCGAGGTCAATGTTGTTTTTAATCCAATCTGTTTGGATCTTTGCTATAGTTTGTAGACCGGTCATGGCGTCCCCACTTACCTCATAAGTATTGTTTTTTATGACTATTTCCCAAAATTTAATTAGTGTTTGTCCAAGTATATACTTTTGATATTGTAGGCGAAGCATCTGAAACATTTGTGACAACCTTCTTGTAAGGTTCGCAGCAAAAGAATCTTCTTCTTCTCTTAATGCCATCACATCTAAACTAAGCAGTTGTTTGCGAGAATCGCCACGGAGGTAGCCTGTGATTCTATTAATAAGTGGTTCAACCCTGGAAAATTTTATTTTTAAGGCATCGAGCATGTCTCTGAAGGCGGCCTGATTTTCAGTAAGCATAGCACCAAGTAAAGCTTGCGAAATAAGATCAGATTGCTCTTTTGAAATTGAGTTCAGAACCAAATCATATGTATCCGGGTTACTATTATGTAGAGCTGTAAACAAGTCACTCTTAAGTATATTAGCCACTTCATTTGGTGAAGATGCTTTCTCTATCTCCCCAACAGTGCGAACTACGAGTGCTGTTTGTTGTGGAGGCATTTCTTCTGGAGTCGCTAATGTGCCCTTCATTGAAGTTCTGCCGCCCATGCTGCGGTCTTTGGGGCGCGCGCCCATGCCTGCCAATTTTTTAGTAGCAGCACCAATGGCGCCCGCTATATCAATCTCTGATAAACTTTCGGGGTTGCTTTTTGACTCTGATTCCGCCAAAAAGCTTTTC